GGAAGGGATAGTTTATAATTTGATTATAAGAAGAGACGGATCCATCCAGAGAGGGTTGCCGTTTTCAAAAAACGGAAATCATGCTCCAGGTTACGATGAAAATTCTTTGGGCGTTTGTTTTGTCGGAGGTATTAACGCTCCAACAGGCACGCCCGATTATGAAAACTTTATATCTGCTGCTTCGTTAACTCGTTCGCAGTTAAATTCGTTCGACCACATATGTAAAGCGTTCTATGCTTATTATCCTGGCGGTACTATAACAGGACATAATGAAGTGGACGAAACGCAGGAAGATCCGGGATTTGATGTTTTAGATTATGTTTTAGCGAGATTTGGTAAAGAAGAAGAATTAGAAAAAACGCCTATCTCTAATAAAACAAATAATGGTGGTTCTATTGGATCAGTTTCTGAACTAACTACTCTGTCGACTACTACCTACACCGAGACAGCAGAAGGTAGCGTATTAGAAGAAACAGTCGAGCGTTTTAAAAAACAAGGTGGCGGTGATGACTAATACTACTGATTCTATAAAAGAAAGAGAAGAAAAATTCGGACCAGAAATTGACACCAGTCCAGGAGTCCCTATAGACGGATTTTCAGATCCTAATGGAGAATATCCTAATCGAGAATATTTTTACGGTTCTGGTATATCTAAAGCGGCGAGAGGAGAAAAAATTAATGTTTTATATTCTGGCGGCGGCGACTTGGGCGTCGACGTCAGCGTGTCTGAACAAAAACCTTCTCAATATCCGTATAATCAGGCGCAAGAAACGCAATCGGGTCATTCTTTTGAAATGGACGATACTCCTGGCGGCGAAAGAATTTTAGTTAAACATAGAACTGGCGCAGGAATAGAACTTCGCGCTGATGGCAGCGTTATAATTTCTTCTAAAAGCAAAAAAGTATCAGTTACCGGCGGAAACGAAGTTGTTATAGTCGAAGGCAAAGCAGATTTAGTTTATAAAGGCGACGTTACGCTAAGAGTTGAGGGCGATTTTAATGTCGACGTTGAAGGTGATTATAATTTAAATATTGCTGGCGATAAAGTTGAAAACATTAAAGGAAGGCATAAAAAAGTCGTCGATAAAGATCAAAACTATACTATCCGAGGTTCCAGAGGAACCCAAGTTGGTAATGTAAATACAGAAACGATTTTGGGAACCAACAATTTTCTAGTAAAAGGAAACCAAAATTTTTATGTAGAAGGTAATATTGAAATGGCGGCTGGCGGTGATTTAACTCAATCATCGACAAATGAATGGACTGTTTCTGCTAATGTTGCGAATTTAACAGCAAGAACAGTTTCTATGCTGGGGCATAAAGGAACGTTTGGCGGACTTTTATGTGATTTCCAAGGAAAACATTTTGGCGGTCTTCCTTTAGGATTAACTAGTACCGCAACTTTTTATGGAACGTTATTAGGAAAAGCAAGCGAAGCAGTACATTCAGATATGGCGGGGTTTGCATACATGGCGGCTTTTGCTTCTACTGCTGGTGTAGCAGCAGTGGGAACGCCAGTCCCAGTACCCCCCGTTCCTGGGATTACTCCTTTTCTTCCCACTCCAAGTTTGAATATTCCTTCAGCGCCGATTATTGAAGCGCAGTTAATGACTACGAAATACGGTATAAGAAACGTTTCGATAGATTCTAAGTTAAGAGAAAAAATTGAGTTGAGAGACGAGTATTTTAATGCTTTTAATTTTGTTCCTAACGTACATCAAGTTCGATCTAAACTTAGAGACCCGCAGTGGAGAAAAAATTCAAAATTAACTGCAGTATTGGTATCTGAAGGAAGATTAGGCGCTGGATTTGCCAAAACGATTTCTCCTAAAATAGGAAGAACTGTTGGTAAAAAAGGAACCGTAAATTTTGGCGTAAATTTAATCGGCAACAATCCTGCAGATAATAGAAGTAAGAGATTTAAAATATTATGAAAATTTCAGTTGACCCGAAATACGACCCACGAAACCAATCTGAAATATTGGGAAGTACTTCTTTAGCAGATGGAGTAACTTGTTCTAAATTTTTAGGATCTAGGGGATCCAGAACAAATTTTGATAGATTGTATAACAAGTCTTTTGATGGACCCGCAGATCGATTTGAAATAACAAATTACCTTTATCTACAAACACAAATTTACAAAATGGCGACGGAATATGTAAATTTTGCCAATCATAGGGTAATTATTTCTGATGGCGTGTATGAACCTACGCCATATTTCGTACAAGGTTCATATGCTGGCGAAACGCCGAGCGCAAATAGCATTAACGATTATCGTAGAACTGGGAGGGCGATAGGTTATCAAATTATAGACAAGAAAGGAAAATCTGATCCAGTCGCTTCTTTCGATTTAGCATCTTTTTGGAAAGATTATGCTAATTACAATAAATTAATTTTAGAATATGATACTTATAACGTTGATGGTAGTATTACGGGAACAGTTTTTATAGTATTACCTGAAATTTCTTCTTTGGGTGATGATATACGTTACTCAAAACTAATTGAAACGGTTTATAACGGCGAGTCACAAAGTAAATCAGATTTACAAGAAATCTTGGAATAATCTTATAAATAAAAGGAAAAGGAATTTCAATGGCCAAATTACTATCTTCAGAAGATGGTAACCTCAATAGTAGCATTAGAATAACGACAGAGCAAAAGTATAAAGATATTGATTTAACTCTCTCGACGTTTTCTGATACCGGAGAAATTTACTTAAAAAAAGACGCGGCATCCGTAAAACAATCTGTAAAAAATTTACTGTTGACAAATCGTTTTGACAAACCGTTTAATCCAGAATACGGCGCAAATTTACAAGGGTTATTATTCGATTTAAGTGAAGGAAACAGCGATTTTGAGATTAACGAAAGAATTAGAAAATCAATTAATATCTATGAACCAAGAGCGATTATACAAGAGATAAGAGTTAACTCTTCGCCCGAGCGTAATGTTGTAAACGTTAGAATTGAATTTAAGGTTAAGAATTTAGCGTCTACTGAAGTTATAGAAACTACAATTTCAAGGTTAAGGTAATGACAACTACTATTAAATCTACAGCATTAGATTTCACAGCAATAAAAAATTCTTTAAAAGTTCATCTTCAGAACAGTTCTGAATTCGGATCTTCTGATTATAATTTTGAAGCTTCTGGGTTATCGAGTTTACTAGATGTTTTAGCGTATAATACGCACTATAATGGTCTTATTGCAAATTACGCACTAAACGAATCGTTTCTTAGCACCGCTCAATTAAGATCTTCTGTCGTTGGTCTTGCCGGAGCAATTGGATATTCTTCCGGATCTAAAGTATCTTCAAAAGCATTGGTTAATCTTAGGATTACTGGCGGACCAGCAGATACCACTATTACGCTGCCAGCGTATACTACTTTTAGCACAAGTATAGGAAATAATTCTTTTGTTTTCCAAACATTAGAATCGTTTACTGCTATAAACGATGGTAGTAATAATTTTGATTTTAAAACTTCAACGGGTTCTAGCAATATTCCCATCTATGAAGGATCTATAAAAAGAAAAAGTTTTATCGCTGGTCCATATTCTGAACAAGATATTTTTGTTATACCAGATAGCACGTTAGATTTGAATACTGTGATAGTAAAAGTTTATGAGTCTCCTGGTTCTTCTTCGTATACCACGTATACTAACATCAATCTTGCCACGACTATATCATCGACGTCTACGATTTACATTATTAAAGAAGCGCCTAATGGTTACTACGAAATTTCGTTTGGAAATGGTTCTAATCTAGGTCGAGCGCCTCTTTCTGGTGAAAAAATTGAAGTAACTTACCTTTCTACTGCTGGCGCTTCGGGAAATCAAGCTCGTTCTTTTCAAAACGGAACTTTCAACCCAGGATCTTATACAGTATCTCCTACCGTCGTTTCTGCTTCTTCTGGCGGACTTGAAAAAGAAGGTATAGAATCTATTCGTAAAAACGCTCCGTTTTTATATGCGGCACAAAATAGAATGGTAACTGCAGAAGATTATGCAGCGCTCGCTCAAAGAAATTATTCCGGATATATCCAAGACATAAAATCTTGGGGCGGCGAAGATAACGTTCCTGCAAGATACGGCGCGGTTTATCTTTCCATTGATTATTTTAATGGAGTTGATGCTTCTACACAAGAATTTGTTGAAAATGGAATAACTACACTCGCGGCAGATTTGTCTGTTGCTTCGTTTGACGTGTTTTATGCTAAACCAGTTACCACTTATGTAGAAACAGAAACCATTTTTCAATTTAATCCTAAATTGACTGGTTTAACCGAATCTACTATTAAATCAAACGTTCGTTCAGCAATTTCTAATTATTTTACTTCAAGCACAGGAACTTTTGATAAGACGTTTAGAAGATCTAATATGTTGACGACTGTTGATGCCGTCGATCCTTCAGTATTATCTTCTCGTTCTAATATTAAAATGCAACAAAGAAGATCTATTAGTAGTAATGATTATGATCAACCTATTTTGTTAGGGACGACTAAAGATTATTCTTTTATTTTTGCTGCATCTATAGAGTCTGCTAAATCTGATAGTTATACTATAACATCAACAAACTTTGTATACAATGGTCAAACCTGTTTCCTAAGAAATAAATTAGGATCGACTGATTTGCAGATTATATCTTTATCCACAGGAAAAACTATTGTTAGTAACACAGGAAGTTATGTTCCTGAAACTGGTGTTGTGAACATTGTTGGATTCAATATTTCTTCCTATTTTGGTAGCTATTTGGCAATTAAAGCAGTTCCTGCAAATCAGTCGGCGATTACGCCATTAAGAAATAACGTTTTAGAACATGACAATAATTTATCTACTGTTTCGGCAGTCGTTACATCGTCATTATAAATAACTTTTATTTAAGAGAAAAATAGTGTCTACTGGAGCAACTACTAATAATTATACTAACAATGTTTTTGAATTGTTAGATAGCGATTTATCCGATAATCGTTATTACATCGCCATTGGGTCTAACGATTTGTGGTCCGGTGATCCTCCCAGTGCAGTAGGATCTATTAGAAATTCTCATCTGGTTAGGCAAAGGTTGCATTCATACAAAAGATCGACGCTTGCTTCTTTTGTAGTCCCTCGAGTCAATTACGATAACTCAGGAAGCACTTCATATAACGCATATGACGACAACGATTTAAATTTAACTAATTTTTACGTGTTAACAGATAACGACGAAGTTTTTGTTTGTATACAAAAACCCGATCCAAACAGTAGTCAACTTTCGACAATAAAACCAACTACCGCAGCACAAGCGGTAGTTCATCCTTACAATCCAGCGAGATCTTACAAAACTTCAGATGGATATGTTTGGAGGTTTTTATACAAGTTAAGCAATCTAGCAAAAGAAAAATTTTTGACAACAAATTATATGCCTGTTAAAGTTATTACCTCTTCTGCTCCTACTATTACAGAAGAAATTCAACAAAACGCATTACAAGATAGTGCTATCGACGGAGAAATCATAAATTTTGTTGTTACTGGTTCTGGAACAGGAAATACTGTAGGTGGGCGTACCCAAAATCCGCTTACTGTACATGGAGCAGGTTTTGGCGCTGGAGCAGATTTTTTTGGATTCGGTAATTCCAACGGAGAAATGATTAAAATTCATATAGATTCTGACGGATCTGGATTAATAAAACACGGTTCTGGATACAGAGCAGCAGTCGTTTCGCCAGATAATCCTGGTGCTTCTTTTACTGCACGATCAGTTCTTGGACCCATTGGCGGTCTAAATTCTAATCCAGTATTGACTCTAAATTCTGAGAATCTGATGATTACTGCAGAAATACAAGACGATGAAGGAACAGCAGGTCTTTCTGTCGGATCAAGGTTTCATCAAGTAGCATTAATTAAAAATCCAAAAGATAGCGATGGGAACTTTATTTCCCTTGACGCTGCTAATGCTCTTAGAAAACTTACTGTTTCGAGCTTGTCGGGAATTACTGTAAACGGAACTATTACTGGACAAACTTCTGGCGCGTCAGCTCTGGTGGTCGATACCGTTATTGGTCCGCCCAATTATGTGTACTACACACAAAGAGATTCTGATGGATTGAAACCGTTTCAAATCGGAGAATCTTTAGGGTCACAAACAATAACTGCTGACACTGCGGGTTCGGTAAATCCTTTTACTGGCGAACTTCAATTTTATGATAATGTAGCAACAGTAGTCAGACAATCTTCGCAAACTGAAGATTTAAAAATTATTATAAATTTATCTAAATGCATATAGGATAAAAGATGACAACCAATAGAAACGCAACAACTTTTTCATCAACATATAAAGACGATTGGGATAAAGACGATCATTATCATCGTATTTTATTTAATAATGGTCGAGCGCTGCAAGCAAGAGAGCTTACGCAGATGCAGACCATTATTCAAGAAGAGATGGCAAGTTTTGGAAGAAATATTTTTAAAGAAGGTAGTGCAATTTCTGGCGGTGTCCCGAGTATTAATGCTCAATACCGGTTTATAACTTTATCTGGGTCTCCAAATTTATCTACAGTTCAAGTTGGTATGATCTATACTAATGGCGTACAAAAAGCCAGGGTTTTAGAAGTAGATGATACTAACGATAAAATCTATCTTGGTTATGTAGATAACGGCGGATCCGCCGTTTCTTCTTTTACACAATTTATAAATTTAGACGCTATATCAGATGAAGGAGGGGTCGGTCCAAATCTTACTGTTTCCGGAAACGGAACAGCAGTAAAGTTTTCAATTGAAGAAGGTCAATTTTTCGTATCAGGTCATTTTGTACACAGCAGTAGTCAATCGCTTATATTAAACTCTTCCAGTCCTGTAGCAAATAAAACTGTAGGATTTAAAGTCGAAGAAAATATTGTTACTGTGAATGACGACACTGACTTATATGATAATGCAGGCGACACTGTTAATAGTTCGTCACCAGGAGCGGATAGATACCAAATTTTATTAACTCTTACAACAGAAGATCAGATTGCTGCTGATGAATCTTTTGTTTTTATTGCTAAAGTTGAAAACTCTACTATTACTGAAGTTGTAGATCTCAACGATTCATATAATCAAATTGAAGATATGTTGGCTCAGAGAACTTATGAAGAATCCGGAAATTATGTAATTAAACCCTTTACGGTTAATTTTGAAGAGTTTAATGACCAATCTGCTTCAGATATGACTTTGATGGTTTCTGATGGTATCGCTTATGTTAATGGATATCGCTCAGAACAGCAGTCTCCGACGAAATTAATCGTTCCAAAACCTCAAGAAACTGAAACAGTTTCGGAAGAAGGTATAGGAGTATCTTATGGTAATTATTTTATTATTGACGGCATTACTGCGATGGGCGCAGGATCTGGCAACCTTTTCGGTAGTACTGCTGGTAATAGAAAGCATTATAAATTTTCATTATCAGGACCTACTGGAACATGTCATTTAAGGTTTCTAGAATATAGACAAGGTAAGATAAGAGCATACGTATACGGATTAAAAATTACTTCTGGAAATATTGCTGATACTACTGCATTGGTAAACAGTTCTTTAGGCGTTACGCTTTCAGTTGAACAAAACAGCGTAGGCGTCACCACTTTGTACGAATCGGGAAATAATAACGCATTTGAATTATTGCCTAGAGTAAGACCTGCTACGATAGGATCTCCAGACACAACTATTATTAGATCTCTTTCTACTGGTTCTTTAGGGAGCACTACTTATAATCTTCCTGCTGTAGCAGACGGATCTTATGTGAATCCAGATAATTGGATAGTATACAATAGCACAGATAATGCAGATGAAACATCTACTGCTAATATTAATATCACCAGTAATACCATTAGTAATTTAACTTCTGGAAAAGATTACACGATTATTTTTATGGTGGAATCGACTTCAAACAGCAACCAGGAAAGGGGTAAAGGTCTTTCTACTACTACTATCACCACCTCTTTGATTAACGATGCGAATGGCACGAAATATTTGCCTTTAGGGCAATATGACATTTATTCGATGGATTCTGTTCGATTTACGGACGCTACAGGGTCGGTTGCTACGCCGTATTTTAGGTTAGATAATGGACAGAGAGACAATTACTATGCTAAAGGTAAATTAATATTAGATTCCGATATAAATTGGAACGGAACTGTTTATGCTAATTTTAAATATTTTAATAGGACTCTTTCTGCTAATGATAGGTATTACAGTGTAAATTCTTATCCTGCAAGTATTGGTTATTCTGGAATTCCGAATCATAAATTAGCAGACGGTACAATTTTACCGTTAAGAAACGTTTTAGATTATCGTCCAGATTTTGATGAAGACCAGGATTCGGTTATATCTAATACTATATTTTCTTTTCCTAAAAATGGTACGAACGTTACGGCAGACGTTGATTACTATTTACCACGCGCCGACAAAATTTTGATTACGCAAGAAGGTGATGTTCAAGTATTGATGGGTCAACAAGCGCAAGACCCGCAATTTAAGAAAACCCCCGACAATTCGTTAGAATTGTACAAGGTTATTTTTAACGGAAACACTATAGACGAAAACGATTTGCAAGTTACGCCGATCGAGCACAAACATTACACTATGGGCGATATCGCTAAAATCGAAGAAAAATTAGATCGTCTTGCTGATTATACTGAATTTAGTTTGCTGGAACTAGAAACAAAAATGAATGCGGAGTTAGATAGCGCTGGGGACGAGAGGGCAGAATCTGGTATTTTAGTAGACGACGCTCAAGATCAAAAGTTGTCCGACGTCGGTTCTCCTGATTACTGCTCATCAGTAGATCCTGATTCTAAACTGTTTAGACCGTGTTTTGACGAAGATAATGTTAGATTAATTTTTGACGGTGCTAATAATCCAACGGCAAATAATGTTACCCGCAAAGGCGACTTAGTAATGTTGAATTTCGATTCGGATACTTGGATATCGCAACCTTTAGCATCAAGATCTGTTAATGTTAACCCAACTGGAAAAGTTGACAACATAGGTTGTTTAGTGCTTTCTCCTTCCAGCGACGAATGGAAAAATTCAAAATACGACGCTTCTTACGCGTTGCCTGGGGCGAGTCGAATAGACGTTAAGCAAGCAAGGTTGTGGAACAATTGGCAGTGGAACTGGTCAGGAAGAGTTATCGAAAACGAACACGAGGATGTTGGAGATGATTTTATTCCGTCTAATCGTCAGTATGGCGCTTTCGGTAGAAAGTCTTTAGTAGAGCGCGAAAGATATAATTCCGAGCGCGAAAAACGTCCAAGTAGATTAAGAACCGGACGATCTGTTAGAAGGTTAATTAGCACAGATACCTTTAGAGAAAGAGTTGGAAACAGAGTAATCGATTTAGCATTAATCCCTTGGGTCCGTTCTCGTTTAATATATTTTAAAGCGATGGGTTTAAAACCTAATACAAAACATGTTCCATATTTTGACGGAATATCCGTTTCTAATTTTTGTAGAGACGAAGGTTCTGGCGGATTTGTGCGTTGGTCTAAAAACAAAACCGAATACGGCAACAAGTATGACAATTTAAATTCTCGACCGAGCGACCTAGGAGCAAGTAGTGACTTAGTTTCTGATGCTCAAGGCGTTATAGAAGGATCTTTTTGGATACCGAGCGTTAGACCTACCATACGAATTCCAACGCTCGGCGCTGTCTCGAGAGAAATTAATGCGGGCACAAGATTTAGAGCAGGAACTAGAGAATTTAAACTTATTGACGCGTCTGCGCAAGATATTAGGAATGCCGATAGTAAAGCGGTTGCATACTATACCATAAAAGGCGCGCTTCCGATTAAAGTTCAAAGCGTCATTTCTACTCGATTCGGCGAGTTCAGTTTCAACGTTCCTAATGCTTCATTGAATGTCTATAATCCTTATGAAATCAGAGACGAATTGAATAATATTCCGTCAGACAATATTAGGGTTGAAGAACCGCATTTATCGGGTCAATGGGGCGCAGAAACTACAGCAATCGTTCCTGCTTCAGTATCTAATTTGTCAACTATTGTTAGTGATTATATTAACGTAAACCAACTTTTGTATGGCGGAACGACTAATCTTCCAACTGTAGGTCCTCAAAAACCTTTGGCGCAAAGTTTTTACGTCGATAATCCTTTTGGTGCAACTATGGTTGACGTTAAATTGTCGTTCAAGAGTAAGGATACTGTTTTACCCGTCTCTATTCAAATACGACCAGTAATAAACGGCAAACCATCGGAAACTCATATTGTTCCTGGTTCGTGTGTATTTAAACTTCCGGCAGAAATTACTACTTCATCTGATGCTTCTTCTGAAACATCTTTTGTCTTTGAAGAACCTGTTGTCTTGAATGCTTGGACGCAATATGCCATCGTTGTTATGACGCAATCCACTGAATATGATCTCTGGACTGCTAAGACTAGAGATTTTGTAGTAAACGGTAGCAATAACAGAATAGTTTATTCTAGAGGCACGCTAGGTAGTATGTTTTTGCCGCAAAACGGTAGGTTATATAAAGGCGAAAGAGATCAGGATCTTAAATTTACAATTACTCGCGCAAAGTTTACTCCAAAAAATGCCACGGGAACTTCGTCAACATCAAGAATTGGCGGAGCAAATGGTAGCGTAATTCTTAGGAACGCTAATGTTCCAAGAAAACTCCTAGAGTTGAATCCATTTAGAACTTCAAATGGATCTAGCGAAGTTTATGTTAAACATCCTTGTCATGGATTCCATCCTGGCGATTCTTGCCATATTACTGGCGCTAACGGTACAATTGGTGGGTTAACGGTAAATGGTGCGCAAGTTGTCTATAGAATAGATGGAGAAGGGTTTACATTTAAACCAGGCGGTAATGCTTCGACCGATGCAATAGGCGGCGGCGAAAATGTTTTATCTGACAGAAATATTCAGTATAATATTATTATGCCTTACATAGAACAACTTGTGCCCAATCACACATCAACAGATGTTTCCGCAAAATATACTACTGGTGCATTAATTTCTGAAACTACTGCCGGTAAGTATAGTACTCAGGTGTCTACAGCATCAAATAAATACAGTAGAGTTACTCCTGGATCTAACGTTTCTTTTGGAGATCGTCCTAGAGTTATCGCGAATCCTGGCATTGAAGCAACTTTCGATGGCGGAAGCGGAGCAAGTTCAGCATTAGTTAAAATAGATTTAAAAAGCGGCAACGATTATGTTTCGCCGATTGTCGACCTTCAAAGGTGTTCTTTGATTTTGGTAGAGAACTGCATTGAAGATTCCGATGGAAGAGCGTTTATACCTGTTCCTGAAACTTCGCCTAATTCAGGAGCAAACGGTTCTAGGCATATTACTACGCCAATAACTGTCGCAACCGAATCAGTTGGTTTTGTATTAGAGCATTTATATTCTACTCCTTCTGGAACGGACTACGATTTTTATTATAGAACCGCGCAGTCTGGTGAGAATATATACAATAAATCCTGGAGATATTTAAATCCTACTAATCCACAAGTTAAAGGTGATCGATATCAAGAAGCGCATTTTCTTGGCGGAGGAGTAGCAGGAAACTTAAATAGATTTAGTCAGGTGCAAGGTAAGTTTGTCATGCACTCAAGCAATAGTTCTTTTACACCTAAGATATCTAATTTTAAATGGAAATTCCTAGCGATTTGATACCCGTAAAAGGGCATCCTGGTTGGAAACGAGATAGCAGTGGCGTTATTCATAACATGAATACCACTGCTATACAACGCGCGCAGGAGAAAAAAGAGCAACGTAAGATAGAGAAAGAAAGATTGAATAATTTAGAGAATGATGTTAAAGAAATTAAAGATATGATGAAATTAATTATGGAGAAACTATGACATCTTATATTTTTGGTCGACAAAATGAATACCGAATTCGTTCATGCAGAGATTCAGATTTCTCACAAATAGCAAGTTCTATAGAACCTGCAAGCAGTAACACTAGAGCAGGGCGAATGCACCGAGCTATGTATGATAGTGACGGTTCCGGAAATTTTATAAACGGAGAATATCAAGTCCTCACTGCACAGGATATGTTTCATAAAAGTTTGATAGGAAACGATACTTATAAAGAGCGTCTATTAGTCATAACAGACTCTGACGAATCAGAAAGTATATTTTGGGCGTTTTTTGCTTTTTCTAAAAGCAATCCATCTTCTGATTTTTATAGAGGTAAACGAATGGGGTGGGGGATACCCCCAAAATTTAGAGGGAATCCTGTTCATCGAACAGGGAAACGCATATGGGATATAGTGTCTATAGATTTTCAGATAGCTATTAAAAAGCCAGATTTTTTATATCCTATGAACGAGTTATGGGGTAATAACAATTTAGATCCAATTACTGTCAAAAATAACTGGAGAATAAGACCGAGATCTGCTGTAAACCGAAACGGGGTTGGTGTTTTTAGTCAAATAAAATTGCGCGAAGAAATGCAAAGAGTTGGATCAGAAAATTTTAAAAATGACAAAACGAAATTTATAAGCGGATCTTCGCGACCGACCGACCCCATGTATTCTTACGATAGTGCGCAAAATTTTGGATTTCTTAATTATCTGCCTTATGTTTGGGATAGTTATGATTCTGCAGAGGCAGAATACCTATAAATAGAAGAGTACATTCTCTCGATTTATAATAAATGACATCTAGCGTTTTAAAACAATTTGGATCAGGCGCACTTAAAGAATTATCTTTAAATGAAGAAGATTATCTTGCGTATCGCTGCGGTGTTCGTTTAGGACAAACAACCACTTCTGATCCTGCAGCGTTAAACCTTTCTGCTGGCACCAATGTAGGCGGATTCACCAATACCGTCAATACAACTTCTGTTGGTAGTGCTGTTACAGCAACTACTTACGATACTGGAAGATTAACTAGCAATTATAGTAATAGTTTCGGTACCCCCGGATCACACACTATTAATCTATTACCCAACGGGATTGTTGGCGATCCGTATACCTTGCCATCTTCCGCCAATGTTGGCGATATATTAGACATAACAGTTGAGTCTAATTTATTTTTCAGCGGAGGGACTTCTGCAGAATTGATTCAACTCGAGGTTACGTTTGCTCTAGATGGCGTCTCTGGTTCTGGTGCTTTTGTAACTTCTTCTAGCATTACTCTGGGTTCTGGAACTATTAGCGATAACAATCAAGTGCTTACGTTTAGTAATGAAAGCACTAATAATTCTAATATTGGAGGTGATTTTTCGGTTCTAATTACCGATGCAGGAACTTTAACAGTAAATGTAACAGCCACTGCTGTTGACAACCAAGCTTCACCTGTTACTGTGTCAGATGTAGAGACAGGAAATATAACCGTATCCGGAATTACATCAGGTCCGATAAATAGTACGAATACCACATTATACCAAAGAACTGGAACGCCGACTCAAAGAGGCGAAACCGCTTGGAGAGGGTTTTTAACTTGGGATAGAAGTTTAAATGCAACAAAAGAAATGTCAGACGCACAATCTGACGTTTTAGTAAAAAGGTTGTTAAAAACGATTCATCATAATGAATATCCTGGCGTTTATCGACTATCTTCTTCTACTCCAGGATCAGATTGGTCTGTATTTTTAGCAAACTGTTTCGTGGATACTAGGGTAGACGGCACTTCTACAAATTATTCTATCTGGATAAGAAATTCTGGTGTTATTCCTACTAAAGTTAATCCAATGGTTGTTGAAAGAGACGGTCTTAATAACAATAAAGGAAAATTTTTAAGCCTCCGAGCAGCAAACGATGACATAATGTCAGTAACTTTGGGACAAAGAGCAAAACAAGTTATACAAGATAGCGGCATTGGAACTTATCAACTAAGGTCTTCTGTGCAAGGATCTCCTACAGATTCTGGCGTTTGGGTTCCTCGTGGCATTGCCATAGATACCAGAAACGAAGAAGAATATTATGATGAACAAGAATTCTATACTGCTTCTTATACTGGCGTTTATACTGGCGCTTATACAGGTCCAGTATTTACTAGCACATCTTCAGAAGCGTTTATTAGCACATCTTCAGAAGCGTTCACTAGTACATCATCGTTCGAATATGTAGGGCAACCATTTACTAGTACATCTTCAGAAGAGTTCACCAGTACATCTTCAGAAGCGTTCACCAGTACTAGTTCATTCTCATATGCAGGGCAACCATTTACTAGTACATCTTCAGAAGCGTTTATTAGCACATCTTCAGAAGCGTTCATCAGTACTAGTTCGTTCGAATATGTAGGACAACCATTTACTAGTACATCTTCAGAAGAGTTTATTAGCACATCTTCAGAAGCGTTCACCAGTACATCATCGTTCGAATATGCAGGTCCAGTATTTACTAGCACATCTTCAGAAGCGTTTATTAGCACATCTTCAGAAGCGTTTATTAGCACTAGTTCGTTCGAATATACGGGGCAACCGTTT